TAAAGACCCAAGTCTAGGATTTTTTACTCTTATCGACTGACCTAGCAGACTTAGTAGAGACGATGCGGGGAGTGCTACTACACGAAAGGAAGCCAAATGGCTCAAACCACTTTTCAAGGACCAGTTCGGTCACTGAACGGCTTTATTACTCAAGGCCCGGATAACGTTGTTAACATCACTTCTAGCACCACGCTAACTGTTGCTGGTTACGCTGGAAAAATCATTACTGCTGGTGGCACTTTGGCTGCTGATCTCACTATCACGCTTCCCGCCATCAACACCACCGCCACCCCGGCATCTTCTGGCCCGGGTCAAGATCCAAACAACCCCAACAATCAAGGCGCTGTATTTACGATTTTCGTTCCCACGACTGTCGCTACCAGCACACTGAAGATTGTTACCAATGGCACTGACAAGTTCACCGGATCGATCCTGACTATCGATACCGACACTTCTGGCGCCATGGCTGGTTTTGCTCCTGCTTCGTCTAACGATGCAATTAACCTGAATGGAAGCACCACCGGTGGCGTGGCTGGCTCTTATGTCCAGATCACGGCTCTGTCCAGCGCCAAGTACATGGTTCAGGGTGTTGTAAATTGCACAGGATCACCTGCTACTCCGTTTGCTGATTCCTAATAGGAGTACAACATGGCTATGCAAACCGACGTTAAATCGGCCTTTAGGGCCGGTGACGGCGCAATATTGACCGCCAGAACTCGCCTGAAGGGTATTTTTTACGCAGTTACCACCGCTGGTGATGATGTCATTTTGTATGACAACTCGGCAGCAGCGTCTGGAACTGTGGCGATTACTCTTCCCGGCGACGTTGCCGGACAGTTCAACGTTGTCATTCCGGGGGAAGGAATTATTCTTCAGAATGGCTTGTTCGCTGACGCTGGTGCAGCCACCGGTGTAACCGTTTTCTACGGGTGATCTCATGCAAAACGAAGCCTCTTACGACCTCGCTGGACGTAAGTTATTCATTGGCTTGCCTGCCTATGACTTCAAAGTAGGCGTAAAACTGGCGATTTCGCTGGCTGAGTTTTGCGTCAAAGCACAGCAACACGGCGTCCAGATACAGATTTCTAACGTATCTGGATGTTCCGTGGTGTCTCGTGTTCGCAATATTATTGCTGACCAGTTCTTAGAATCCGGATGCGATCATCTGATGATGATTGACTCTGATATGTGCTTCAACGCTGACGACATCTTCCGTCTGATGGCGTGGAACACAACCAAGCCCATCGTGGCTGGAATCGGTGCGGCACGGAAGAAGGAAAAGGTCTTCTTTTCGATGCTGGATCAGGACGAGAACGGCAGCATTACGATGGACAAGATGGGTCTGGTTCGGGCAAAGCGTGTCGGAACCGGCTTCATTATGATTCGCCGGGATGTCTTTGAGTGTTTGCGCCAAGAGCATCCTGAGTGGAAATACATGGATCAGAACACCGGCAAAGTATTGCAGGCGTTCTTTGACTTCCAATGCACCCCAGAAGGCTACATTGGGGAAGACTACACATTCTGTGACCGTGCCCGTGAGCATGGATTCACGGTATGGATTGACCCAACCATCAAGTTGGGGCACATGGGAATGCATGAATTTGAGGGGGACTTCGGCAACGATTTTCTCTACGGCATCCTGAAACCGCTGGATGAAGGCAAGGAGGCAGCGTAATGGCTAAGACTCCCGCATGGCAGCGCAAGGAAGGCAAGAACCCGGAAGGCGGTTTAAACGCCAAGGGTCGTGCTTCTTACAACGCAGCCAACCCCGGAAAGCCCGGACTAAAGCGTCCGCAGCCTGAAGGCGGTAAGCGTAGAGATTCATTCTGTGCCCGGATGAAGGGCATGAAGAAAAAGTTGACATCGGCAAAGACTGCCAATGATCCAAACTCACGTATCAACAAGTCATTAAGAGCATGGAACTGTTAAATGGAAGCCACGACTGTTTTCTTGGGAGTTTGGAACCTCCTAGTCAGCGCCTTTTTGGGGTTAGCCATGATGAACATCAAATCGTATTCCGACGAGCAGAAGCGTTTAAACATTCTGCTAAACCGAACTAGGGAGGAAATTGCCCGTGATAACGTTACTAAAGACGAAGTTAACCGGATCACTCAACACATTGATGACCGCTTTAACAAACTTGAAGAAAAAATTGACCGACTTATTCAAAGGGGCTAAGTGATGGCTAAGGACTACAGTTACAAAGACGCAATGGAAGCCGCCCTTGAGGCTGGCATGATGGGCGTTCCCGGTGGCATGGCTGCCGGAGCGGCTCGTGGTATTAAAGGTGCCGCACGAGGCATGGCAGACGCTATGGGTGCTGGTGCTATGGGCGCTGAAAAGCCATCCATGATGGAACGTGCCATGAAAGAGGCCGAAGATACTGCCCGTATGTATGGGAGGTCTTACAAAGAGGGTCTGGGCATGAAGAAGGGCGGCAAGGTTTCGTCTGCTTCTGCCCGTGCTGACGGTTGCGCCGTTCGTGGGAAGACCAAGGGAAGGATGATCTAAATGGATCAGATGCCACGCAAGATTAAGGGCGAAGACGTCTTTTTGATGCCAGCCGACAAGTACGGAAAGATGGTCGATAACACCCTTGGCGAAAGTAAAGGCGTAAAGAAGGGTGACTTCAATGAAGAGCCTGATACAGCACCAAAGACCAAGAAAGAGCCTCAAAAGATGGCTGGCGGTGGTTATGTCCGTGCTGCTGATGGCTGTGCCCAGCGTGGCAAAACCCGTGGGAGGATTGTCTGAAATGGCACTCGGCGCACTGTTAGGAATTGCTGGCGAAGGTCTTCGTATTCTTGCTACCCCCAAAAAAGAGGCCAAACCGAAGGATGAAAAGCCCAAGGAAGAACCTCCCAAGGAGGAGCCTAAGCAAGAAGAAAAAAAGTATCGTTCGGGTGGCTACGTTCGCTCTGCGGATGGTTGCGCCCAAAGGGGCAAGACCAAGGGGCGGATTGTATGAAAAAGCAAGACAAAGTCGCAACAGTAATGCGTGAGTTTAAACGTGGCGAACTGAAGTCCTCGTCCGGTAAAAAGGTGACCAATCCTAAGCAGGCCATTGCGATTGGTTTAAGTGAAGCAGGCATGTCTAAGAAAAAGGAAGGTGGTCAAATGAAAGAGTCCAAGGCGATGATGAAAAAGGAAGTGTCCTTTATGAAAAAGAAAGGCGCTCCCAAATCCATGATCAAGCATGAGATGGAAGAAGCCGGTATGAAATACGGCGGCAAGGTTAAGAAGATGGCTGCTGGTGGCGCAACCAAAATGGGTGCAGTTAAGACTGCCAAGCCCAAGATGGGTAGCGCATCGAGCCGTGCTGATGGTATCGCCCAGCGTGGCAAGACCGTTGGCAAGATGCTCCGCAAAGGCGGTATGTGTAAATGAGGCCGTCACGTGGCATGGGGTGCATTAACCCTGAAAAACTCAGAACCATCAAGAAGCGTGATGGTAATGAACCCGTCGAACTGTTTGCAGAGGGCGGGATGTCACGTGTAAACGAGGCTGGCAACTACACCAAGCCCGGGATGCGTAAGCGTCTATTTGAGAGCATCAAGGCTGGCGGAAAGGGTGGCGCACCGGGTCAATGGAGCGCCAGAAAAGCCCAGATGCTGGCGGCGCAGTACAAGAAGTCTGGAGGGGGGTATAAGGACTGATGAAGCCAAGGATTTCAGCCAAACTGATATATGACCCATCAAAAGATGGGAACGTGTTTGACTGGATTTTGAGCGCAGCAGAAACCTACCGCCATATCAGGAAGGAACACGCAAATGCCATTAAAAAAGCCGCAGCGCAGCCTGAAGGATTGGACGGCGCAAAAATGGCGGACAAAAAGTGGTAAACCGTCTACTCAGGGGGCAGGCGCAACCGGGGAGCGTTACCTCCCAGAGAAGGCGATCAAGTCTCTTTCACCTTCAGAGTATGCGGCAACGACAAGAGCAAAACGAGCAGGAAAGAAGGCTGGTAAACAGTTTGTATCGCAGCCCAAAGGCATAGCAAAGAAAACGGCGAGGTTTAGATAATGACTACTTCCGGTACCACTGCGTTCAACCTTGACCTCAACAGCATGGTTGAGGAAGCGTTTGAGCGTTGCGGGAAAGAACTTCGCACCGGTTACGACCTCCGGACGGCAAGACGCAGTTTAAACTTGCTTACTGTTGAGTGGGCTAACCGTGGGGTGAACCTATGGACCATTGAGCAAGGGTCAATCGCCCTGACCGAAGGCACAGCGTCATACAACCTTCCCGTGGACACAATTGACCTTCTTGAGCATGTGACCCGTACGGGAACCGGTCAGAACCAGCAAGACCTAACAATCACCCGGATCAGCGTGTCTACATACGCCACAATCCCGAATAAAAACGCTACAGGGCGCCCCATTCAGGTGTGGGTAGACCGGCAGTCCGGGGAGACTTATCCATCCGGTGGGAGGCCAGCCGGAACGGATCCAACAACGGGTATTGACTACCCGAAGATTTATGTATGGCCTACGCCAGATCAGAGCAATTACTACACGTTCGTGTACTGGCGTATGCGTCGTATTCAAGACGCTGGTAGCGGGGGTGCGAAAACTCAGGATATTCCGTTTAGGTTCCTGAACTGTATGGTGGCTGGATTGGCGTACTACTTATCGATCAAGGTTGCCCCTGAGCGTACTGATGCGCTCAAGATTCAATATGACGAACAGTGGAGATACGCATCCGAAGAAGACCGGGACAAATCGGCTGTTCGTTTTGTTCCCAGAAGGATGTTCATTGAATAATGGGCAATCGCTTTGCTTCAGCCAAAAACTCAATTGCAGAGTGCGACCGATGCGGGTTCCGGTACAAACTAAAGCAGTTGAAGGAATTGGTCATCAAGACCAAGAACGTCAACCTTTTGGTTTGTCCAACATGCTGGGAACCGGATCAGCCGCAGTTGCAGTTGGGAATGTACCCGGTAGACGACCCGCAGGCGGTAAGGAACCCAAGGCCGGACTTGAGTTACTCCCAAGCCGGATTGACAGGTCTGCAGTTAACAAATCAAACTGGTCCATCGGAAGATGATACCGGGGTGCCTAGTGGTGGAAGTAGAATCATTCAATGGGGATGGAACCCGGTTGGCGGGTCAAGAGACAATGGTTTAACTCCCAACAATTTAGTTGCACAGGGTAGTGTAGGAACCGTAACCGTAACGACAACTTAGGAGTAAAAAATGGAATGCGATACCAAATCAATGAAAAAAGTGGCTAAGACTGAGGTCAAACGCCATGAAAAAGCCATGCATGGCAAAGGCTATGCAAAAGGTGGAAAAACCAACCTACAGATGAAACAATTGGGTCGTGGTTTGGCAAAGGTTGCCAACCAGAAGAAATCCTCGTTCACATACAAGTCGGGCGGAAGGGGTCGATAATGGCTAAGTTCTCTCAAAAAGTGAAGGGCAAAGAGGTTGGTCAAGCCAACGTTTATGCCCAGCCTCACGACATGTCCGGCAGACCTTATACGGTTGCCGACCTTGGCAATGGCTATGGTCCCAATCAAGGAAGCGCAGCCACCAAAGTCAACGCTTCGGTTGGAAACATTTCCCGTGACGCAGCACCAGAGCCAAAGACCACCGGCATCAAGATTCGTGGAACTGGCGCAGCAACCAAGGGAACAATGGCCCGTGGGCCAATGGCTTAATAAATGAATTACTCTGAACTTTCAGCCGCTATTAAGGCTTATTGCGAGAACGACTTTCCGCAAGTCGTTGGTTCGGGTGGGCTTACGTCCGCAGAACAGATAGCCCTTTTTGTCCAAAACGCTGAACAGAGAATTTATAACTCGGTACAAATACCCGCCATTCGTAAGAATGTTACGGGTACAACAACTGCGAACAACAAATATTTGCAAGTTCCAAGCGATTGGTTGTCAACGTTTTCTTTGGCTGTAGTTGCAAACGGAACAACTGTCCTACCAAATGGCGAGATTCTTG